CAGCGTCAAAAGAAATATTGTCATCAGCCGCCATTCGTTCGACAGCTCCTCTCAGGCCCACCAGCGACATAGCCGCTTGCTCGGCTTTCTCTGCGTTTGTCCAAAAACGGCAACTACCGTCCTTTTTTAGCCATGTGACAAGCAATTTCATGTCATTCCTCCGTCCACTCCAGTGGCTCCCCACAAACCTGGCAATAACTCTGTCCCATCTCAACCTCCCCACCACATTCAGGACACTCATAGATTATGCCATGCTCCATATCAATTTTTATTTTTGCCATCTTGTTTTCCAAATCTTAATCAATGAAAATTAATATGAAGCGCTTTGCATACAGCATGATAGCCAATAGCCATGTCAATAATCTCTCCCGGCTCCAGTCCGGTATCCTCATAGGCCTTCAATCTCTCGATTAATTCGAGGTATGGATTACCTTTCATGATAATTGCGGGCAATCCAGTATCACTTGTGGAATAAGCCAACAGTCTGCCTTGGTCATCAACCTTTGTTAATCTTTCCATAAGTTCCTCCTCACTTTAAACTCCACCATGATTTCTGATTCTTTCCGTAACCAGTTGTATATATTTTTACATCCATCTTAGCCTTGGCTTTCATGAGCTCAGACCGTTTAATCCCATCATCATCCGCCCGCTGCATAAGCTCGACCGCACTTACCTGGCCACCTTTCAATGTTTCACGAAGGAATAATTCTGCCCGGTCAGATTCTGTCTGGCCAAGGCCGTCCACCACATCCTTAATCCTGGCTGTCTGCACTGTATTGGCCTGGAGCTTATTGTATATGGCCTGCTGTGCATCTGCCAATTCTGATATTTGAGTCTTGATGGATTGAAGCTCCTTAAATATGTTTTCAAGTATCTTCACCTCCCCTCCGGATGTAATCTGGGTCTTTTCGATTCTTTCCGGATCTATCTCCAACTTTTCACATATCAGGTCCCGGACTGGCTCTGGTACCATATTGTTTTTCCGCAGGCTGCATATATAATTTCTGGAACGTCCTATGGAGTAACCAAACTTCTCCATGGTCATACCCTTAGCCTGTATCATCAAAATAAGCTTGTCTACATCAATCTCCACTCTGTTCAATTCCAACATCTCCCCCTTCATGCGCTGCATATAGCATCTTATATGCTTCCAGCGCCATCATATGTTTGGTGTAATTATATGGATTTTTCTCTATCCGTTCCGGTCCCATCCGGTCCAATTCCTCCTCCTCAAATTTAATCATGCTCCGAAGAATGGACCCATCGTAAGCTTCTACGGGTTTAGGTTTCTTTGGCGGATACATAACCGTGTATTCAGCCTTTAGCCGGTCAAGTTCCACAAACATAATAGTTTGATTACCCTCTTTAAATCTAACGTAACAAAAACCATCATAGTTGACCTTATAAGTACTCCCCATGGCCTGGAACTCAATTGAGATTATCTGATTTGCAATAGTAAAGCTTTCTTCCTTATGCAACTTTTTAAGATATTCTTTAATAATTTGTGACCGTTCCCGGCCATAGGCACCATCAACTGTTTCCTTGCTTTTTAGGGAATATACAGGCACTCCTCCGATTGTCTCCAGGGTTCCATAATCCTTGGCTTTCTCAGGTTCTTCCGGTCTATGTAACGAGCTGTTACACTCCCACTCACAATTCCCATGCTTGGCACATTCCCAACAACATTTGTGTCCGCAATCCTCACCCGTACCAGGGATAAGCTTATGGGACTCCTCCAGGGTACATTTAAATTCCGGTCGGTGAATGCACTTCCCGGACTTCTCTGGTAAGCTGCCTTCCTCCCCGCTCTTTTCTGCGTCTTGCGTTACTGCTGACTGCGGTTCTGTTATCAGCTCTTTCTGTTGCGATATCGCAACGGGTTGTTCCCGCTCCGGTTGTGCTGGCTCAGGCAAGAGGTCCTCCGCGGATATTGTATAGGTCTGCTTCTCTGGCTGACTGGATTGCATCTCTGCCCTGGCCTGAACCGATGCGGCCACATCTTTCGGATCCACGCCGGGGAAATCTGTCAGTTCAATCTGGCCAGGCATCTCAATATACGGTATCTCTTTGGGCTTTCTCATTTCCCTGATTTGTACCACAGTCATATCAGGGGTGACCTGTTCAAGCTGCTCCGCATCCAGGCTTAACATTTCCTGGAGCTGAGACTTGTTAAAATCCTTGTATTTTTCGTCCAGGATTGGGCTATTCCCATCCACGGAAAACTTGTCATTACGTGACATATACCGGGATGTTGTCGAAGTGCTGAATCCAAACCGGTCCTTTGCATATTCATATACATCTTTAAATCCGGCCTCTTGATATAGCTCTTTTGTATAAACGCATTTGAGGTAATAGCCTATTGCAATAACACTCCTGGCCGCTGACTTAAGATTAGCACGTATGTAAATTTCTGCATCTTCCAGGCTGACTCCCTCATACCATTTCCGTGCTGATGTTGATTGTGTCGGTTCTGTCTCCTGCGTGCTGGTTGTTAATTCTTCCATGGCTCCTCCTTCCCTTTGGTTTCATATATTTCTAACCAGTTACATGCGGCCCTGGTTTCTTGTCTATTATCAGAATGTAGTCCCGCATTTCAGTATCCTCCACGATATAATCATCCCCCATCTTATACAGGCGCATGTTATCAAGCTGCTCATTGTTCATCTTGCACCAGAGGAAGCTTACACGGAGTATTGCCCTCATATACGCCCTCCGGGCAAGGACTTCGTCCCTGTTCATAGGGATGGCGTGGTATCCATCTTTCCCAGTATTAACCCTGTATCTTGCCAGTATCGCAGCCTCCTGCTCCTGTATCTCCATCCTTATCACCGCCTAACGTAAGACCATTGGCAGCCTCACCTATGCGCTGCCCTAACCGTCCACCGCATTCCTTTATTCCTGCAGGTATCACCTCTCCCTGCCGTATCCTCTCCAATTTTGGCTTGTACGAATCCCGGAAAAATGCCCGTTCCGCCATGATATTCTCACTCTGGCACAGATTCTGCCACCCCATATTCCTCACCACGCTCCTGCATGGCTCCGGAAGGCTATTCAGTGCCTGCGACTCACGCATGTACCCATAAGTTCGTATGGCCTTTAGCACCATTCCCCAGGCATCGTCCATGCTCAGTACCTCTGTCTCCCCTGCACACAACCTGCGGATGTCTGATATGGTTGGGGGATACGGACTGCTTGCCATATGCTGTTGTACTGCCAGGCTGGCCTGCCGGTATGGCAAATCCCGGAGCATCCCATACCAGACATCAAACGCATCCGCATCTGGTATGAAGGCAGGTTGTGCATATACCGCCTTTAATCCTTTCACTATCGTTTTAAACTCTTCTCGTTCCATCCTCTTCTCCTACCAGTTATCTACATCACTTACCCTGTTTTGTATTCTCTCCTGGGATGTCTGGCTTTTCTGGACATGGGGACTATCCTGGGCCTTTGACAGCCAGTTGTTGATGAATCGGCGTATCCCCTTGACAGTCTTGCGTCTCGTCGGATTGCTGTCAAGCCATCCCTTCATCTTCCTCAGCTCCTGCATGATGTCCACTGCTGGATACAGTTCCACCCATTCCGCAAAGTCCTTGTCATAGACAGGGTATTCAGTCTTATCATTCAGTGTAAGGGAAATAACCTGCAGCGCATCAGACGGTTTATCCGGCTGTGTGCATGATATATTTCCTTTACTTTCCTTTTCTTTACTTTTCTTTACTTTACTTTCCTTTAGGGATTCTTCCTGAGATTTATCCGGGTTTTTCCTGGAATTACTATCGTTTTTCCTGGAAAAATTTAAAGATGGGTTCACTTTAATAAAGGATTCCGTCTCCGCTTCATCCAAAAGCCAGAAACCCTTTATTTCAATGGGGTTCTTTTTGGCCCGTTCCTTTACGGCCAATTGGAACCTTTTCTGTATCCCGGCAGAGGTCAAGATAGTGTCCGACTGAAAAAGTGTGTCATTAAACAGTGACCGTTCCAATAAGAATTTCAAAACCTGCTTCACCTTATCCGGGCTCATGCCTAAATCATCTGACGTGATAAACAACGCATCATCATCAAACTTGATATAATAGCCTGCCCGGTAAATCTCACAAAGAAGGTATAAGTATATTGCTACTCCATCCGCCCCATACCGGGCCTTTAATATCTTAACCTTCTTATCCGCAAAAAAATTAACATCTAAAGGAAAGTAGTCAATACCCGCTTTCTGGGGCCTCGGCATCTGCCAATCACCTACTTCCTTTCGACCTCCCGGCCGGCTTCCCATTCCCGGAAAATCTGTATCCAGTCCTCCAGTCGCATGGTTGCCAGCCACTCCGAGCGGTCCCTACGGTGGAACACTACTGGAAGCTCACCTTCCCGCGCATCCCTTACTGACTGCTCCACGGCATCCAGGATATTGAGCCGTTCCACCCGTTTACATTCAATATGCATCCCTGGAAGCCCTACCACATCCGCGGATCCGTCTGACCCACAGAACTGCTGCCCTCTACGGCAGGCATATCCATACCCTTTTAATATCCCGGCCAACTCCCGCTCACCGCGTTTGCCTTTTTCCCTCTGTGATTTTCCCATAACCGCTCCTTTGAAGGACGGGGCGGCGGTCAGAAAGCAATGGTTTGCCGCCCCGTAAACACCTCCGGCATTTAATACCGTGACATATTATATTGGCCTGGAGGATAAAACATTGATTTATCCGATGATTGTAATACGGCTTCTGATTGCCTCAGGCATTTCCATGATAGCATCTGCAAAGTATTTCTTGATATTGGATACCGCCTCATTCTTCCAGATGCCGTTTTCAGCCTCCACAATCATAAATGCCGGTTCATCCTTATCACCAATCCGGAATACAAACTTGCTGGCAGGCTGAGCCACCTCCTGGAACGTGCGGTAAGGTATCAGTGTCACCGGATTGGGGACTATCACATCAGCCTTAGCTGCCACGCCAACGGTCATGGTCGCAACCTGGGACACACCGTCATCCGAATAAGACTGCTTATTCTTCCGTTCCACGTTCCCGGCCACCTTCATGATTAATTCCAGGTCAGGGCTGGGCTCAAAGTTGGCCTGTATCTCAATCATAAATTTCTCCTGGTCGTACCAGTGACCAAACTGGAACTCGGAAGTCACAGCACCCACCTCAATCAGGCACTCCCTGTTACGCTCTGCATCCAGGGCAGACATCAATCGCACCCGCTTTGGTCCCATGATATGTATAATCATATCCCTGCCCTCCGGGAACTCCTGGCTGCAGCTGCCGATATAGTCCACCATGGATGTCAGGCTGTGGGTCTCAATCGCATCTGCTTTCTCAGACTTGTCATAACGCCTCAGGTCCCTGTTTGCATAGGTCTTACCACAGATTTCAATAACCTCTGTCTTTTCATTTTCAATTGCCAAACCTGCTACGTACTGTAATGCTTCTCTAATCATTATTCTATCTCCTTTTCTTTTTATTGGTTAGCCGCTGCCCTTAAATCAATCGGGCCTTTGCGGGGTTCCTCGTAAATTTCTCCCGTTTCCGGGTCAAATGTCTGCGCCGGCTGCCGTACTTCTGTATAGGCCGCAGCTGGCGCCGCTGCAACAGATGTTACCTGGGGACGGTCGTTTCCATACTCGGACATCTCAATCCGGCCCGTATTGAGATCCTGGCCCACCAGGAATACCGTTTCTGATTTCTGGAATCCGGCCAGCTTGGTCTTGACCTCAAATTCAATGTCTATGGTTCCCCTGCTCCCTGGCTTGAACTTTAAATTAATCGTCATTCCGCGCGCCGCCGCAGGATCCATGTTTGGGTCCAGGATGTTCCGGCCTATCTGGGCCAGGGCCATTGTAAACTTTTCGGCCAGCTCTCCCCCGGCAATGTTGTCAAATGTGATTGCCACTTAATCACCTCCTTCCTCAGATTGTTTCATTATGAAAAGAAATTGTCTGCAACATCATTGCTCTGCTCAGGCTGAACAGTCTGCTCCATGGCTTCCTGTCCCTGTGATCCAACCTCCGGTTCCGGACTCACTGCCGGCTGCTCCGCAGCTATATTGTCCATATCTGTCTCCACATAATCCTTGGTTCCATCATCGTGGATGACAGCCATATCCGCATCTATGGCCTGTACCAGGTCAATGCTCATAATGCCCCATTTACTAATGAGCTGCCGGAGCATCGTCTTGTATGCCATACCATCAAAATCCTTTGCCCAGAATGTCCACTGTGTCCCTTTTTCCAGGTCTTTCTTGTATCCTGGGCTATATTTCTTGGCATGGGCTACCATTTACATACTCAAACATGGCATAGTATCCAATCGTAGTGGCCTGTTCACGAAGTACTTCATCCTCAATCAATCTGACCTCTATTTCCTCATTCAGTGGGTCAAATCGAACCAGTTCCCCCTCCTTGATTGCAAGAACATTAAGTTTTTTATACTGTCCACTCCGGATAGCCAGCTGGATATACCCTTTATAGCCAAGCTGGAACTGTGCTTCCTTGGCTCCCTTGCTTCTGTTGTCATATGGAACCATGTAAAACTGTCCTAACTGTGGACTGGGTGAAAGATTAAGGGATTCGCCTAATAGTGCTGCACTCAATATACTGGGGTTTGTGCACTCCTGCAGTGCGGGGGTGGCCTGAACCGCAGATACAATACTGGAAATAAACCTTGCTCCATTTTTTCCACCGATTATACTGTTAATCTGATTCTTAACTGCATCCTGCGCAAGGTATGCAGTCAATCCCTGTTTCTGGGTCCTGCTTGTTAAACTGTTTCCTACTGCCATTGTCTTATCCTCCTCTTACTGCTTCGGTACCGGCTCAAACCGGATACCGTTGGTTTTTAAAAAGTGCTTAAGTGCTGCCGCCTGTCCTGTTGTCACATACACCCGGAAATCAATGATATTCACTGGATCCTCCACGGTCTCCATCCTGGGCTGCGGGACATCGGACTTGATATCAGGTTTTGTGTCTGGTATTGGTTTTTCAGCCTCACGCTTTCCTGCATTGATTACTTCCTGGGCCTCTGCCTTTATCCTGGCATCGCGCTCCGCTTTCTTTCTGGCCTGTTCCGCTTCATATTCCTTTCGTTTCTGTGCTGCCGCTTCCAGACGGTTCCGTTCTGCCATTGCGGCGCCAATATCATAATTCCGAAGGAAAACCTCCTTCATATCCCCGGCGTATGGGCTGTCCACCTCATTCAGTATAGCCAGGCCCTCGTCAACCCGCTGGATAAGAGCGGTTATTTCCTCTTTGATGGACTTCATGGTGGTGGAAGTCAGGGCATATTCTGGTTTCATTACACGTTCAAAGGGTAGATATTTTTCGATATC